ATCGCCTGGACCTTCCACGCGCCGTAGATGGTCTGACCGGGCGCGGCCTTCTCAAACATCATCTCCTGCAGGCTGGCCTGGACCGCGGCGCGGATTTCAGTCGTGTCCGGGTCGATGTAGCTGATGACGACGTCGATGCGCTGCTTGATCGGCGCCAGGACCCAGAAGTCCTTCACCGCAACCGGACGGACGGTGTCGAGATAGTTTCGCACTTGCTCGAGGTCGACGAGCTGCGGCCAGCCATCATCGTCGGCGCGCAAGTCGTCGAAGAGGACGCGGACCGTGACCGTGCCGATGCCCATCTCGAGCGGCGCAACCCAGGCGCGAGTGCAGCCAGGAACTGCAAGTGCCCACACAACGTAGTCATGTGCCGCACCCCCTTGAGGCGGCTGGCGAATCCGCTGCAAAACGCGATAGCGGAGCTCGTCGTCGGTTTCCTCCTCCGTCCCTCCGTCGAGGTTCTCGACCGTCGCGGCGCCGTTCAGATTCGGAATCGGATCGACAACCGTGAGAAAGGTTCCGGGATCGAGATTGCCAGCGCTGCCGGGATCGAGAGCTCGCACCGGAACCGGAATCGGAACACCTGGGCCCGTCGCGACCGCGAGCTGCAGCGTTTCATAACCGGTCAAGTTGCCAGCGACGAGCTGCGTCCCCATCGGAATGATGACGCCGGGAAAACTGCTCTGAAAGTCGACAATGCCGCTGGCGAGCTGCGCCATCTTGCGGCCGGTCGTGCCGTCGGCGTTGACCAGCCAGATATCGCCGTGCCGATCGAGCCACTCATGTTCTGCGGTGTCGGGGATGAGCTGCAGCGCAAGCCAGTCAACGTACTGCAGCGTAAGATGGCAGAGCGCTCCTTGCGAATCCGACAGAACGCGCAGCACGCTGTTCGGGATGGTCGCATCGGCGCCCGGCAACGATCCGCGAATCTGGTCACGGACGAGCGAACGCACATCTTTCAAAGTAGGGGTTGACCAAGGCATTCCTAGACTCGATCGCTTTTGCTGAAGTTCTCAGGCGCCCACATCGACGATCTCATTGACGGATCGGAGCGGATTCTTCGCTCGGCACGCGGCCGATGTTATAAGACGGATTGACCCGCTCGATGTCGCTCCAAAGAATCTGATAGCGAAGGTCAACTTCCTGCACTGGGCCGCGGTAGATGCGAACGAGCGCGTTGATCTGCTCTCGCCCAGCTCGCTCGACCCAGACGTCGAACCACGAGCCGACTTTGCGCTCCATGAACGGCTGGATCGCTGCGCGAATGTAGTACTCAACTCGAGTCAGTGTGCTGCCCTGCAGCGCTTCGGGGCCGACGATCTTGTCGCGCTTGAGCAGCCACAAGAGGCAACCGATATCCCAGCCGCCCCAGATTTCGTCCGCATCGAGATTTCCCCACCATCCGGCGCGATCGGTTGAATCCGGATCGGGCAAGATGTCGGAGGGATCGGCGAGCGAGTCCGTGCCGAGCGCAACGATCACTGCGTTCGCCAGCGCCTCGGTCTCGTCAAGCGATCCGTCGGCGAGCAGATTCCAGTCGCACGTCACCGAGTATTTCGGGAACGCCGTGTTCTGAACTATGCGGACGTCAGGCACCGGTCACCATCCTGCGGTTACATCGTAGTTGATCACGTCCTGCACGCTCGTGAGCGCATTCACTTGATTGGTCTTCAGGTTCATCGTCTGCGTGAGAGTATTTGTGCGGTTCGCGATGCCTTGGATGATTGCGGCTTGTTCTGTCGGCGTCACGTTGACCGGAGCTGTCGCGCCGACTGGCACCCAGCTCTGCGTTGAGCCCGCTACGTTGGCGACCGGCGCCCAGGAGACGGTCCAGGTGTCCGTGATGTCGCTGAAATAGTTTCCGACTGATAAGGCATTCGTGCTGAGATACGACGCGCTGCACGAACCGGAGAGGCTTGCAAAGGCAGTTAGGGCGCCATCCAACCCTGGCGCCGCGCAAGTGATCAGATCGGGGCCAGCCGATTGACCGCTTGTCTGCAAGTCCGCGCTCAGCCTCGCGACGTTGCCCGCTTGCGGGTTCGCGACATTGCTATTGAACTCGGTATAGATGCTGATCTCAGGAGCGGCGATTTTGCTGTTGATCTCGTTTACCAGCGCATTGACCTGCTCGACGATGTTGATATTGACCGCGTTCGAAAGCGTATTGCCGCCGCCGACGACGGTGTTGTTGACCTGGCCCACAGTGCTCTGTCCGGCGGAGTTCAACGCCGGGATCGCCGTGTTGATCTTTCCGGCGATCTCATTGACCTTGGCATTCAGGTTTTGGATCGCGGGCACCGTCGATGCTTGCATGGTCGCATCTGATGCGTCCCAAGAATAATCTCCGGCCGCGACCGGATAGTGAAATGGCGCCTGGCGCTTGGAGTTGAAAAGCGCGGCGATTATGTCGACTTTGACCGACTGAGCTTGCGAGAGCGAGATCGGGGGCGACGGCTGCGGCGGAGAACTTTCGGCGAGGCTCATCCATTGATTAAAGAGATCAATGTACGGCGTGATGTCGGTGAACTTATCGCGTATCGGGAGACGCGCATCGTGATTGTAAAGTATCTCACCCTTCGTTCCCCACCAGCGGATTAGGTAGACGTCCGCTGGCACAGAAGAGCAATCGATGCCTGTAAGCGTGGCGTCGTCAACGGTCACACGCCCCTGACTCGGAAGAATCCACCATCCGCTCATGTGCAGGGATCGGGAGAAATGACGAACGGCATGCTTTTCTTGCAAGCGCCGTCGACCCACACATGCGCGCCGCTGTTCTTGATATGTGTGTGGCCTTTGTCGGCCCGATAAGACTTCTCGTTGTCGCTGTAGTAGCCGACCGTTCTGTCACCTTTAACTTCGTGGTGGCTCGAGCCATTCGCGTGATGGAGTGAGCCTGTGGTCATGTCGAAGTACTGACTCGAATCTTCCTTGTGCAGCGTCTTCTGCCCTTTCTCCTGCTGCTGCGTCTGTGACGCGCTGCCCGAGCTCCCGCCGCCCGCGCCGTTAGCTTGCTGCTGCTGCGACGGTTGTTGCTGCTGATCATTCTTGTTGTTCACGAGCTGGAAGCGCATCTTTTTCTTGGTATTCCCGGTCATGAACATGCCATCCGCAGTATTGAGGAACTGCTGACCCCATTCCTTTAATCCGAACATCGCGGTCGCGCCCTTGGCCGCATCTTTCGCCAGGTTCAGGAGCCGGTGACGGCGATCGTCCATGAGCCCCATCACCGGAAACGAGCGATTGCCGCCCATGAAGTTGATGAAGCCCTCGGCGCAGTCCTTGATCATGCCATTCGGACCTTTGTCAGCATCCGCGACAACCGACGTGAAGCCGTAGTTTTGCGGTGCCTCCATCGAGCTGAACTGTTCCCCGCGCATTCCTTGCGTGTCGGTCGGCTCCTGCATTTGTTTCGAGTCATCGATCGTGTCGATCATCGCGCGCCCGCCGCCAGCGCTATAAGCGCGGAAACCGGACGCGAGAGGCGTGTGACGATACATGCTGTCTCCTATTGAGCTCGAGTGCTCTTGATCTGTCTCGGGTCGCCGGTCACCGCGGGCTGGTCCGGAGTCGATTGAGCATCGCCCGGTTCCGAGACACCCTGGACGATACCCTTGTCATTGAGCAGCCATCCGGCGACGAGATCGAGCGTCGTTTGCGTTCCAGACTGACTATCTTGCGTGCAGGTTGCCGAACGGATCGCGAGCTTCTGGCCGACGAGCGTTGTCATCGGCGCGTTCAGCGTCACGCTCTTGCCGACGCATTGAATCCACAAGACACCCGCTTGCGTCAGCCAGCCGTAGACAACGACCGTCGCCTCGACGATGGTGCCGTCTCCCCAGGTCGCCTCGGTCTTGGCCCGAAGATCGACCTCCGCCTTAGTCCAGACCGGATGATCCATAGAAACGAGCAGCGGTGAGTATTTTCCGAGCTGGCCGTCGACAAAGGCCTCCTGATGTGCCGCGTCTGCTGGCGATCCTTCGTTCGATCGAGGACCCTGGCCGCGCGCGACATAAGGATCATATTGATCCTCGATTTTGATCACGCATTGCATCGATTTGATATTCACGCCCTCGGTGAGCTCGTCGACAACGTCGCTTTCGTGATCGCCGATCAGAAGGATGTTTCCCAGATGATCGGCGCCGAGGACGACTTTGCGAGTGCGGCCGATCCGCTCGAGAAACTGAAACACCGACTCGCCAGTCTCGTTGTTGACCTTCTTGAACTTCAACGAGCTGATTGTTCCGACAACCTTCGGCACCATTTTGAACGGAGCGAGGACTTTCGTCGCGATCTCGACGTAGGTCATATCAACGTATTCTTGTTTCTCGTCGAGAATCGAACCGCGCCAGGTCAGCCATACGTATCCCATTCCCTGGATCGAGACAGCGTGACTATTCGCGTCGTAGGCCGTCTGCCGGACGGTGACGATCCCGGTGATCGCGAGTTGTCCGGCGAGGATTATTTCGCACTGATCCGTCGGAATGATTTGCAGCGTCTTCCAGAGTTGCGGCGGGTTCTTCGGATCGAAGCGCTCGGCCGCGGTAAAGCGAAAGATCGGCCATGCGTCCATCCAACGATGCTGAACCCAGACCGTTTCCCAGTCCGAGAACACGCGCCCGACGATATGTATCTCGGCGACTTCTTCCGGCTTCGCGCCAGGATACGGCGGCTGAGAGAGGACATCTGTGAAAGCCATGAACTCCTCAGTTCGAGAGTGCCTTGCCCATCGGCCGCATGAACGCCGGATGCACGACCTTGTTCTCCGCCCTGAGCTCGTCGGCGCGACCTGCGTCGGAATAAAGGCGATATGCCGCGATGAGCGTCGGGATCGACGGCGAGAAAAACTGATAGTTCAGCATCCGCGGCAGCGGCCTGGCGGTTTCGATCAGGAAGAACGTGATCGCGGCATGCAGTCCGACGAGGGCCCGATACGTCATCTGATCCATATCGTCGGCCGCGACCTCCTCCATCGGCGCGAAGGCGTCGTTCATCCGCAACTTCATCGTCTGGGCGTCCTCGTGGCTGACGAAGGTCGTCGTTGCCAGGATTTGCCCCTCGACGACCAGCGTGAAGTTGATCATCGAGTTCTTGACCAGCAACGCGCCGACGGACTTTGGCGCTTCCGCGACTGCCTTCGCGCGGACGGCATCGAGCTGGCTGAGCGTGATGCCAGCCAGGCGCGATTTGTCGAAGACATCTGCGAGCGGCGGCCCGGCCAGGTCGTTGCGCAGGAGCGATGCGGCGTTGGCAATGAAGTCGCCGATCGCGGTCCGCATATCCGCGCCGACGCGGCCGCGGGTCGCGGTGATCTCGAGCATGTAGCTGAGCACGCGATCGCAGAGCGGGACCGCCTCGTTGACGTCGCCGATATACATCACGCCCCCGATGGCCGCGGCGTCGGCAGCGGCACGGTTCCGCCCTGGGCCGCGCTCGGCGACAAGACCGAAATGACCTGCTGCTTGAGCGCCTCGGCTTGCGCAGTCAGGTTCGACGTTGCGTCGACAGATTGCTTGAACGGTGGCGCGCCGAGCTCAACGAAGGTCATATCGAACGTGACATAGCCGCCGGTGCGCTCTTCTTCCGTCATCCGATAGCGCTGGCAGACGACGGTCATCGGCCGCATCATCGGGAGCTGCAACGTCCCATATCCGGCAGTGTCGAGCCGCTGCTGCAGGACGTTGCGCGCGATCGTGTAGTCGCGCTTATAGAGGTCGACACCGGTGTCGTAGAGAAACTGAATGATGTAGCCGCGGACCGTGAACTCGGTCAGCTTCCGACCCATGTCTTCGGAGTAGCCGAGGTCTTTTTTCGGAAACTCGTGACTGGCGATTCGACGACCGCCTTCCATCGATCCGGCCTCGACGTGAAACATCTTGCCGTCGAAGTGCGCGGGCAAGAGCTTCTGCCGCCATGGCGAAATCGATGCCAGGTCACGGATGGTCGAGATCGCCATGGTCTAGCTGTCCAGATTTGGGTCGTGACTTTCGCCTGTTGCAGCATGAGGCTGCGACGGTCCAGAGTCAGCCTTCTCGCCCTGATGGAAGCGATGCAACGGGATTTTCTTGAGCACGCCGGACCTGCCCGTGCGCGTGCGCTCCGGTTTCACGCTGACCTTGATGTCGCCGGTTCCGTTGACCTTCTTCGGCGCCAAGAGCTTGTCGAGCCGATCACGCGCTTCCTTCAGATCGAAGCGCGTGACGCGAGTCCGCTTGTGCTCTTCTTCCTGCTCCCTGAGCTTGTCATAGAGCGACTTCGACGGATCAGTCGGCGGCGTCGTCGCCGATGCCGCTGGCGTCTTCGTTGTCGGCGCGGTCGCAGAAGTCGACGCGACTTGAGTTTTAGCGGCCTCGCGGAGTTTCGTTAGCTCCGCCTGGCGCTGCTCGTCGGACATCCGACGAGCTTTGCCGCGATTGTATGCGTCGATGACCCATTGCGGCGCGTTCGCGGAGCGCCCCTTTGCTCCCCAAGCTATGTCAGGGAATCCTCTTCCTCCGCCGCCGACGTGAATGCCGCTCGAGCCCATGTAACCGGGACCGTGGCCGATTCCTGTCGATCCCGCCGCTGCGGCGTTCTCGATGAACGTCGCCATCTTTTCTCGATCTTGTGGATTGTTCGCATCGAGATACTTCCCGGTTGCAGGGTCTTTGAGTTTTAGATCATAGGCTCCGATATCGGTTTGACTCAGAGCGTGGCGTTTGTGACCGCCTTCGATTCCCGACGTGACGTCGACCGACACGCCAGTCTGACGCGCCGCCAACTCGACGATGTCCTCGAGCTTTTGAGGACCGCGCTTTCCGCTGCCGGTCAGATTGATCGCGCCGACGCCGCCCCCTTGCCCAGGTGTCGCAGTTGTAGCGGTCGATGGCGTCGGCGGCACTGCGCTGGTCGCCTTGCCGGTATAAGCCTCGACGCCCGGAGGAGGATTGCGCTCAAATCCTGCTATTCTGCTTCTCAGATAGGGAGCCGCTGGCTTGAGGTATCGGCTCGCGAATAATCGCGCAGCTTCTTGCGGTGATTTTGCATTCTGCAGGTCACGATAAAGCTGAGCATATTGTTGGTCGCCGAGCTCGCCCTTCAAGCGCCGCGCGACAAACGCCGCGGCTTCTTTCGGGTCCTTCCAGGCCTGCATTGGATCGAGGCCGCGGGCCCGCATGTCCGCCGCCCAGGTATTCCATTCGGCGCCGCCTTCTTGAAATAGACCGTGCGCGTAATGCGCTTCGCCGCCATAGCGCGGTTGATCGGCGTGACGAAGAGTCGGATCGAACGACGATTCTTCCTTGATGTTGGCAAGCATTCCCGCGATCGCGTTCTCGGAAAAGCCCTGCCTGCGCATCTCATTGGCAACTTCTTGCGCTACAGCTTGCTTTGCCGTGCTCGCGCCATAAGTCGCCGTTGCACCAGGCGCGCCGCCAGTGCCGCCAGCACGGCGCTCCTCGGGAGTGAGAGCTCGACCCGACGGGCCGCCAGCCAGGCCTGGCACGCCACCGGCAGCACCGCCGCCAGCTCCGCCACCGAAGCCCGCGGTCGTTGTGCCCCAGGGCGGCATCGGAGCCCCGCCGGGGCCAATGAGCGGGAACGGATGACCGGGAGGCGCATTGGTCGGGCCGACCGGCCTCGCGGCAGCGGGCACGGACGGATAGCGAGTGCCATCGCCGCCGCCGCCGTCATATCCCCCGCCACCGCCGCCGATCCCTCCGCCGATGCCAGCGCGGCCGCCGCCTGGCATCGCCAGCATACCGAACTTCTGACCGGC